TCCGCCTGAAACTTTTTTTTATGCTGAGAAAACACTTCCGTGATAAGAGCAGCATCAAGTTCGGCATCTGAATATTTAGGAGCCGTTGGTATTAAATTTATGTTCGGTGTATCCATAAGAAAAAAAGGGAGGCCAGTTTTGGCCTGACCCCCCTTAAATCTTTTTAATTAAAAATTAGAGGTTACCCTCTTTCATCTTAATTAAGAGCTAAACAAGTTTCCAGCAGTCGGATAATACTCCAGGAAAATTCTAAATTTTCCCTTACTAGCATTACCGAAACCGTTTCCTGTTCCGTTTGAAGTTACATCCACAGCACTAACTACGTGTCGAGAAGAGGTAGCCCCATTTAACAGAACGCCATTATTAGCGAAGATGTAGTTTTCGGTTGAGTCGCCGGTAAAGCAATCAATCTCATCCACAAAACCATCTGCATCGCCATTGTCTCCGAGGGCAATAGTGGCATCTGAAACAGCACTACCTGTACCAACAGCAGCAGTAACCAATTGGTCTACTACCAAAGCCGCCCTCACAACTGTGCCAGCTAATTCCGAACCACCAAGGGTTACGTTATTAGCTTGTGCTCCTGTCGAAGTAGACAGGTCACCAGCCTCGAAGGGAGCTGAATAATTATATCCAAGAGCAAGTGTCTGGATGTCTTCATTTTTATTAAGTGCAATAGCCATAATAATTTCCTCCTATGATTAAGTTGCGTCGACGATTTCGCCGTGAGCACCGGGGTGATATATATCCAACGTTAAGGCACAATCTACGAAACCACGCTCTCCTCCACCGAGATTCGGCAAACGAGTGCTACCCATTGGTATTAACTCAGAAACACCATAGTATTCTGGATTAAGAAGGTAGCCACGAGAATTAGCAGTATTGGCCGTTGTTGGCATACAGTCAGGGTTCGCATTGACAACAGCAACGCTGCCGTGATCTGACTGATACACCTCTACGGATAGTTTGATAGTAGCACTTCCTCCATCGTAATTTACGGTACGAATAGAGTTATTAGCAGAAGACTGTGCGATAGGATCTAAGCGAGCAAAGTCACTGATAACACGCCGAAGGGCAGTGTCAGCAATGAGCGTGAGATCGTTTGTCGTCCCAGTTTGTCTGAAGATAGAAGTGATTACTGTGTTTAAGATCGTCTCGGTGAAGGTCGTTCCAGCAGCATTAATGCTTCCAGACGGGGTACGGAACGCAGCAGGAACATCACTCGGTCCACTGGAATCAATCCAGTCTCCCAAGCCACGCAGCTTGTATACGGTTCCAGCACCGTTTTCAACGGCACGATCATTATCGGATGCTAACGTAGCTTCAATGTCACGTTTCAGTTCACGAATCGCCTTAGCCTCGGCTTGTGCAATTTTGGCAGGTCCAACAGATTCAACAGCATCCTGTAAATCGGATACCATATAATCTCTGCGGAACTTCTGCACATAATTACCGAGACGAGCACGACCACTGAACTGGTCAGTGAATGAGGTGACATCTGCGCCTTCTGCGATTCCAGCAGTGGAAACGTCAGAAAGGCTGTCAACCGTCCATTCAACATACGTAGCGTTAGCTCTGCTTTTAGAAGCAGATGAAAGGATTGGAGTTTCTTCGGGGGCCAAGATGGTTAAAACATCCATCAAGTCCTCACGATTGGAAACAGCCGATCCGGTATTACTTGTATCATATGTATTTGAAAACGCCATAATTTATCGGGTTATTTGTAAAGTCCTTAACTTGATGAAATCATCTTTCCGCCCGGATTTTTTAAACCTGCTTTGATGCTCTTTGACTGCTTTGGTAATTGGTCTTTCAGTTTTTTCAGACGCTGCTGAAGAAGGTGTTGCCGATGAAGAAGGATCAAGGGTTACATTACCCTTGGCCTTATTCCCAACCGGACTGTTCTTAATAACCTTTCTTCCATAAATGCTATTCACTGCATGACTTAGAAAATAAGGAAGTTGTGAATATAAATCTGGTGCAGAATTTTCCAAAGACTTGAGTCTCGGATCATTCATCATATTTATAAACTGAGATTTCATCTCGTTTTCCTTTTCATCCTGAAGCCATTCCAGTTCCTCAATAGCTTTGCTACCGAGTTGATGACGCATCAATAACGAGTCTTGGACTGTTTGCAGTTTTTTAAGCTGATCTGGGATATATGAATCTCGTGATTTTCTGGCGTTGAGCAGTGCTTGACGCACATCGGCCTTAGTCATCGGTTTCCCCTCTACTTGAGTAACTTCGTCATCAGCATGGTAACTATCAGATTCAAATAATAAATCTTCAGCCCAGCTAATAACCTCATTAACCTCATTCGCTTTTTCCTGCAAAGCATCCAAAGTGGCTATATCAGAGAACGGATTATTTTTAACCTCCGGTTTCTTGAGCTTGAGTTGGGTTTGCTCCCGTTGTATTGCGGCAAGCTGCTCTTCAGCGGCTTTACGCTTTGCGGTGAGTTCACCAAATCTAGAAACGGCTCTGCTCCCAAGCTTTTCAGCAAGAGCAGAAATTTCCTCTTCAGACATTTCGTCTAAATTAAACTGAGAAAGAACATTATCCTCAGAACTTTCCTCTGCCACTCTGGTTTCTTCGGCCACAGCCTCAGGCTCCTCGGTTGCTTCAGATTGCTCTTCGGCAGGTTTTTGAGACTCTCCCTGGGTTACCCCTTGAAGTTTCTCGCTACGTCTACGAACGAAATCAGACGCAGATTGATTTCCCACTGATTGTGATACGGCCTCAGCGTCAGCCGTGATAATTTCCTCTTTCATAACTGTTTCCACTATTAACGCCTAGCGATGGCGAGGAAACTATATTACCAAAGTTATAGGAAATCCTTATATCTTTTTTGTAAATTCTTCCAATCGACCATTTGCAATAATTGGTCATAGGATAAAATACGACCAGCAATTTGCTGTAACTGGTCTGTCGAGGCTTCGTGCATATCTGAAATGCACTCCTCTCTTAGCTGCTCAACCACATTTATAAATCGAGCGAAATGCTCATAATTAGATAGAGCTTCTATGTCTTGGCCTAAATTATTTTTCGCCATATTTCCTTAACTCATCCGCCAATCGTTCCATCCTTAACCTGATGCCCGGTATACCAAGTTGGTATGCGTTACGGTATTGGTCGTTGTCCAGAAATTCCTCGGCAGCTTCCATGAACCTACCTTCATTAATCAGTTTACGGGTTTTAGGACTTTGGCGTATTGATCCCCGATAGTGTTCGGAAAACAAAGAACCACGGAGATATTCAGGAAACGTATTAAATTTTGGGATCATTTCGGTTATCGATATAAGGCGTTCCCTAACATCTTCACCCAGAAGAACTTTTGCTTCTACCTCCGTAATGGTGTCACCTTCTCGAACATCAGATCCGTAGTGGCCATAGCCAATTGTCCACTCGGCTTCACCAGGAAGCTGATATGCCTCTCCCCGAAATCCCTCGTCAACAAGTAAAATTAATAATAAATAAATCAAGATTGCATTCCCTGGGTCTGCACCTCACCCATCTCTGCCGGAGTTGTTCCAATGCGGCCTATTTGCGCATTCTGAGCCTGCTGCATAGAGAACTGATACTGCCCCATATATTTCTGTAACCTCGCTGAAAAAGCTGGATCTGATTGCAGCCTCGCAACGATATCAGGCTGTTGGACATAATTTTGCAAAATCTGCATAGCGATCTCGGCCCCATTAGGACGAGCAGGCATTTCAATACCTGCATAAATTTTCGATATATCATCTGTAACATCTTTTAATATTTGTTGTTGCGCCTCTTCCACCGGCTGAAGCACGCTATCCGCAAGGACGGGGTCAACACTGCCGGCAATGAGTGTAACTAAATTGTCTACATTAATTCGACCATTCTTGTCAAGCTGGAGCAAACTAATCATTGAATTAAGCTTGTTTTCCTGCTTCTCCGGGTCGGTGTTCAGAACATCATAACTGATAGTTACATCAAAATTTTCATCCGGATTGCCCTTGTTAAACACCTGAGGATCTGGGACACCGGTCACCCTGAAGAATATTGAGTCAGGTCCAAATCTCTGGAAACAACGATAGCACATTCTAATCACTTCCGCTGTGTGTGAAAGAAATTTATCAACCAAGAACTGCTGTCTTATCTGACTTAACGGACCCTCCTGGTCCAGGCCAACCAGTCTATCGGCTTGTGCCTCCTGGGTTTCTTCCATTTCAACACTACCAGAATTATATATGGGGGCAGGTCCAAATTCTATGTCTCCCTTTCTCCTGTAAGGAATGAGGCGACCTGGACCCCAGTCGCTGGGAGCTTGTCCAACCGGATGTAAAATCGGAGGCAAGGTGGCAATGCTGTTTCGGTCGATGCGACTGTCACGCTCAATCTTAACCTGATTCTGTATGC